ATTTTATGATTAAATATGAGTGCAATAATAGATGGTTTACATTGAGATTATGGTCCTAATGATCCAATAGAATATTTTGATTTAGAGAAATCTTATTATATTACTAAATATAGACCTATAAACGATAAAGACGGACTAGATTTTGATCCAGATTGGTTTAGAGAGGATGCTATTAGAAAACAATCTACTGGTAAATACTCTGGAACTATCTATGGATCAAGAAAATACAAAGAATTTTGAGACGAAAGAAAGAGAAGGTGCAGTGATGGATATGAAGTAAAGGGTTATAGACTTACAGGGGATAATTATTTCTTTTTAAACTATTATAATCTTAAGATTTCTTCAGTAGATACAGTAAATCAGAGTTACGGGTTTCCAGCTTTCTTAGTTTTTCAATATGAATATTTTCATTATATAGAAATGTGTGCAATATTAGGTAAAGATGTATCTGTATTAAAAAGTCGTGGTATTGGATTCTCGGAAATGGCATCATCTTTTTCAGCCAATCCATATACTATGATTCCTAATTATAGAATACTTGTTACCGCTTCTACTAAAAATCATCTTGATCCTACTTTATTAAAGATATGGTATCAATTAGATTGACTTAATGAAAATACTGAAGGTGCATTTAAAAGAGTTAGAATGGTTATTAATACTAAAACTCATAAAAGAGCATCTAAGAAAAATAAAGATTTATCAGAAGCAGGTCATATGTCTGAAATAGAAGGTATGATTGTAGATGAACCTGATAAATTAAGAGGAGACCGTGTTCAAACATTAATATATGAAGAAGCAGGAGCAGACCTAAACCTTATTAAAAAGTGGGTAAAAGGGGAAGCTCTTATTACTGTACTTGGAGGTAAACGTGTTGGTAGACGAATTGCATTTGGAACTGGTGGGTCTTCTAAAGCTGGATCTATGGAAGGCTTAAAAAAGATGACAACTAATCCAGAAGCATATAATATCCTACCTGTAAGACACAATTTTACTCAAGATGGCTCTTATAAAATTACAGGACTTTTTATACCTGCATATAGAGTGGTGTATGACCTTGTAGATAAAAGAGGATACTGTGATAGAAATGCAGCTATAGAATGATATAATGCAGAAAGAAGAAAAAGAGCAGATGATCCTAAAGACTTAATTGATTATCAAGCTGAGTATTGTTTCACTATAGAAGAAGCTCTTATTCAGAAAGAAGATAATATGTTTCCTAGAGAAGAACTAGCTGAACAGCTAACTGAACTAGAAGTTTACAGAACAGTAGACCCTCCTAAAAGAGGTTATCTCACTTGAGAAATAAATAAAGAAGGAGATAGAACTGGTAAAGTAAAATGAAGAGATGACCCTCAAGGAAATATATATATAACTGAGCAACCTATGTTAGGGGAATCAGGAGAAGGATTTAATAATTTATATGTAGGCGGAATTGACTCTATTGACATTGGTTCAAAAGACTCTGCCACTACAGACCAAAGTAAATTATCTGACTTTTGTATTCTTATAAAAAGAAGAATATATGGATTAGTAGATCCACAGTATGTAGCAGTATATAAGGATAGACCAAGAGATCCTAGAGAAGCTTATGAAAATGCTGCTAAGCTTCTAATATACTATAATGCAAAAGCTGTACTTGAGTCTACTAGAACAGCTATTCTTACTTATTTTAGAGATAAAAAATATATCCATCTTCTTATGAAGAGACCTAGAGCTACACTATCTGATGTTTCTAAATCCAATCCTAATATGTATGGAGCTCCTTCAAATGAAAGAGCTATTAATCACGGCAGAGAATTAGTATATGACTTTTGTCTAGACTACTCTCATACAATTCGATTTAGAGAAATGTTAGAACAGCTACTTAACTATTCTGACGAAAAGAAAAAACAATTTGACATTGTTGCTGCTATGCAGATGGCTGAATTGGCTGATGAAGAAATATCATTTAAGAAACCCGCAGAGAGAGAAGAGATATCAAAAAAATTTAGAGACTTTGGATGGTGAACCGATAATAGAGGATATAAACATTATGGTCCTATTCCTTTAACAGAACAAGAAAAAAATACCAATGGAAGAATTAATCCAAAAGATTCGTGATTATATTAGAAATAAATATAAAGCGGAATATAAAAATAGACTAGAGGTAAAATTTGAGAATGGGATTTATACTCTTTTATTAGGCATACCTAATGATTTAATACCTACAACAATTAGTCTACAAACAAATGACCCTCAAGAGTTTCTAGACTTCATATATGAAGAGCTTAGAACTAGAAATTATATGAGGACTTATTTTTATCAGGTAAGAAGAAAAGATACCAAGTTGACAAAATATGAAATATAGCGAAAAAGAACAGGACTTAATAGAATGCATTGATAAAGCTATAACTGAACTAGTTTATGAAAAAGTAAAACTAATTAAAGCTTATAATTATTATCACGGCAAACGAGACCCTGAACAATTTAGACATTTAGAAGAGAATTACGGTATAGGTACTCCTACCTCAGTTGAATTTGTTCCCTTAGTAAGAAAGCATGTAGATGTTTTAGTAGGAGAGTATTTAACAATACCTGTAGTTCCAAAAGTATCTTGTAAGGATGAAAAGACTTTATCCAGAATAAATCAAGATAGATTATCTTACGTAAATGCTGCTTTAGAGGATAAAATAAAGGAACATTTAAAAAGTATAATTAGAAGAGAACAAACTTCTAATCCAAAACTATCTCAAGAATTAGATGATCTTCAAGCAAGTATGGAAGATAATTTTATTTCAGAATTTGAAATTGCTGCACAAAATGTGGTAGATTGGTCTATGCAAAATAGAGATATAGATTTTGTAAATAATAGAAAAATACTTTTAACTGATTTACTAGTAACAGGTACTTGTTATTATAGAACTTTAGAAAGTCCTTCTGAACATAATGTAGAACTAAGAATACTTAATCCTTTACATACTTTCCTTGACAGAAATTTTTATTCAAAATTTCATAAACACTCACAAAGAGTTGTTATTAGAGATTATATGACTAAAAATGAAATCTTAAGAAACTATGGAGAGTTATTATCTAGAGAAGATATAGATTCTTTAGAATCTAGCATTTTAAAAGCAAATGAATCATCTTATATAAGAAATTTTGGAGACTCTGTAATAGGAGTTGCAGATCCAGATTCAGATGGTATATTAGGAGGATTTGAAGTTACACCTTTATATAATTTTAACTCTGGTTTTAAATTAAGAAGATTCCCAGTTTATGATGTAGAGTGATTACAAGTAGACGAGGAAAATGGTAAGTTTATAACTAATAGATATAGAGGTATAAGAATTGGAGCAGAAATATATATTTTAATAGGTAAAGTAAAAAATGTTACAAGGACAGTTAGTGATCCTAAAAATTGTACTTTATCTGTTAATGGAGTATTCTATTCAGACAGAAATGGAAATCCTTTTTCTTTAATTCTGTCTACTGCTAGTTTACAAGACAAATGAGATGTAATTAATTTTTATAAAGATAATTTAATATCTGAGTCAGGATCAAAAGGAGATTGGATTGATTTAGCATATCTTCCAAATGTTCTAGGAACTGACCTTGCAGAAAAATTAATGAAGTGAAAAGCTTATAAAAAACAAGGTATTGCTATTATAGACTCTTCACAAGAAGGCATGCCTCCAATGAATACTACTTTTGGTGGGTTTGACGATACTATAGAATATAATGCTATGCAAGCCTTAGATATGGCTTTAGAAAGAATTGAAATGACTTGTAGTTCTATTACTGGAGTATTTAGAGAAAAACTTGGAGGTATAGAACAACGAGATGCAGTTACAAATGTACAAGTAGGTATAAGGCAATCTACACATATTACTAAACAGTATTTTTATATGATGGATTTAATGACAAGAGAAATGTTATTAGATATATTAGATGTGTGTAAAGTTGTTTATAAAAAAGGAATAACAGGAACTCTTGTATTAGGTGATAGACTTAATAAAGTCTTTACTGCTTTACCAGAACATTATACTGTAACTGATTTTGATATACATATCTCTGAAACATCTGAAATTATACAAGAAGCAGAAACTCTTAAACAACTTAGTTTTGAATTTACTAAAAATAATAATATTGATCCAGAAATTGTTATTGATATTATTACTTCTAAAAGTCTTACTAAAATGAAACAAGATGTTAAAACTGCTCTTAAGAGAAAAAGAGACGAAGAAGGAGGAATGATGCAAATGCAGCAACAACTTGAACAAGCTGGTCAACAAATGCAACAATTACAAACTGAAGCTCAAAAACTTCAGCAAGAAGTTGAAAGACTTAATGCAGAGAAGATTAACATTGAAAAAGAAAAACTTAATCATTTAAAAGAACTTGAATGGTATAAAGCAAGAGCTGTTAAAGAATTCAATGATCAAAAACTTGCTAATGACAAGAAGAGAATTGAAGCAGAAATTTTGCAATTATATGATGCAAATCCTTATAACGATGAAATAAAAAATAATTAATGGAATCAATATTTAAAATATCAAAATTAGGAGAATTTGGTTTACTAATTGAAGGGCTAGAGTCTGATACTGATCCTAAACAGTATTTAAGTGACGATAACGCATCTGTAACTCACAGAGCTTATAGATGAGATCATTCTGTAACTGTAAATACTATAGCAACATTAACCGCAGACGGTGTCGAATCTTTTGAAAAATATACTGTAGTAGACCATGCAGAATGTTGTACAGACAGGCAAGAGGAAAGTTCCCTTAATAAAGATGGTTTATATAGAATTTCACATATTATTCTTCCTGTAAAAGCATGAGTTGATCATGTTTTAGTTATGGAAGAAAATTTTAATATGTATGATGATGTATATTACTATGACCCAGAAAAAAGTAAATTTTATAGATGGGGACCTACTACAAGTACAGAGGTTGAATTTGCTCAGATATACAACCAAATTCCTTTAGATCGAAATACAATTATTCGATCTGACAAAAATACATTTCTAATACCAAGACTCAATAAATGCTTTAATGTACTAGTAAAAGATTTATTAAGTTGTTTACCTAAACTTGGAGGAGGTTATGAAAAATGCATTACACCTGAACTTTCAAAGCAAATGTCTGATAGAGATTTAGTTTGAATGTTTATTAATGTAATTAACTATAATTCACAAATTGGGAAGCTTTATGAAGCCCAAAGATTTTTAGAAAAATTAAACAGATGTAACGTAATCTGTAGTAATAATCAAATTAAAACAACAACAAATGGCTGCGGATGTTAGTGTATTAAAAGAAAGAATCTCTCAAGAATTTGATGAATGATTATATAGAGCATCATATGGACATTATGATAATTACAATCATATACTTCATATGATCTCGCTAGTACAAGTATGAAATGAAGTAGATAATATAGAACCGATTTATGAATTTTTAATTAATAACTAAAATGGCTTTACCAAAAAATAGGTATGCTTGTATATCAGATCTTAAAGCTTATTTTAGGAAATCAGATCTGCTTTCAGGTCTTACTGAATTTGAGAAAAAAGAATTAAAAAAGAATATAGGAGTTATAGATTATGTTGGAGAAGCAGGTGAAATAGCTCCTGTAGAAGTTACATATGCAAACCTTCTAGAGTGAGTAGATAGAAAACAGGTAACAGTTGGAGGAAGATATATTATTAAAGACTTCCAAACTATTTATAAATCTAATGTAACAGTTAATGGAAATAAAGTAACATGAGGACACGATGCTTCACAAAGACCTTCTCCTATTTACAGATTATTAGTAACTGGAGTTAATAATGATAAATTAGACTCAAAAGCATATATATTAGGTAAAGATTGAGAAGTTAATTATAATATCACTCAAGAAATTTTAGAAGATGGAACTCCTACTAAAGGAAAAATAACTTGATTAAGGGATTCTAATGGAAACTCAGCTTTTTATGATTTTAAAAGTGTAAGATTTAGAAGAACTAGAACAGAATTAAGTAATTCTACTATACCTGTTAATGCTCCTTATTTAGATTTATATACATTTTCTTTAATTAAAACAGGAGATATTGTAGAAGATAATTCTAATAATACTCTCTGTGAGTATAATACGTTTAAAGAAAACTGTTGAAATAATGTTTTTATAGGTAATACTTATAATAATATTTTTGAAGCAGAATTTAAACAAAATACATTTATTAGAGGATGTTATAACTCTCATTTTTTGTGGAATACTTATAATAATATGTTTCACGAGAATGTAGCATATACTTCTGGAAGTATTTATAATAAAGTGTCTCCGATAGGAAATACTATCTTTTCAACTTCTATAAGTAAAACAATACATAAGGTCAATGATGCGACTATATTATCGTTCTTAGATCCTATAACTTATTCATACCAAGTAATTATATTATAAAATGAAAATGGATTTTGTATACCTAGGCGATGATGATTCTCTAGCGAACATAAATTCGGAATCTAAGGTAATAAAACCTATACAATATTCTGATGAAGAGATTCCTCAATTTGATGTAAACTTAGGAGAAACAATAAAAGATCAAGAACTACAGACTGATATTCCTCAATTAGAATATATACCAAAAGTATTATCTGAAGATGAGGTTCAGTGATTAGAGTCTTGTGGGATAGAGAAATATTATGGAGACGCTTCTCCTGATGACTATTTTAGAAGAGAAAATTTATTTTCTGAATTAGTAGATGATTACCAAAGGGCTAAAGCTAGGTATAATTTAGGTATAGGAGAAGAATATTCTTTAGTATGAGGGAACATTAGTGGGTCTATTGAAAATCAAACAGATTTATATGAATATATAACTAATAGATTTATAGAATCTACAAATAAATATATAGAAGAAGTAAATACTTTGTTAGTAGAGTGAGGATTAGAAATAAATTTTCTACTTAGTAGAAAAATTGATAAGGATTCACCTTATCTAGAAGGAACTCCTACTACTACATTGCCTGATATTGAAG